TTTGGAAAGGAGATGCGATGAAAGACTCAAGGCTAGCAAGGGCTGGCGTATCTGGTTACAACAAACCTAAACGTACACCAAACCACCCGAAGAAGTCTCACGTTGTAGTAGCAAAGGAAGGTAGCAAGGTTAAGACGATTCGTTTTGGTCAGCAGGGTGTAACTGGAGACAAGCAACCAACCAAAAGGCAAGCGTCTTTTAAAGCGCGTCATGCTAAGAACATAGCCAAAGGCAAAATGTCTGCGGCTTACTGGGCAAACAAGGTGAAGTGGTGAAAGGCGTTAAACATTATTTCCGTGATGGAACGGAACACAAGGGCGGCACTCACAAGGATGCTAAAGGCAAACTGATGTCTGGTGCTAGACATACCAAGAACAGTAAGTACCTGTACCATAAGAACGAGTTGTCAAAGACTGCACAGAAGAAAGCAAAAACTAATTACATCGGGCCAATCAAAGGGAGGAAACTGTAATGTACGGAAAGATGAAGAAACCCATGAAGAAGAAACCTATGAAGAAAGGTAAGAAAAAATACTAATGCCACGCAAAGGTTTATACGCAAACATCCATGCCAAACGTAAACGAATCAAGGCTGGATCAGGAGAGAAAATGCGGAAGCCCGGAAGCAAAGGAGCGCCAACAGCAAAGGCATTTAAACAATCAGCCAAGACAGCGAGGAAGAAATAATGTGGGAACAAACAGTAAAGAAGTGGAACCAGTTAGGGACGAAACAAAAGATAGTGGCTATCGTGGTAGCCGTCGTACTTCTTGGCATAATCACTGCATAACATGGTTATTCTTGACCACTCTGATAAGCGGGTGCGAGACTCTGAGGGACGCGACGTACAGCGGGACGGGAGCGGCAATCGGTGCGGGAGCCGCAACTGTAATCAGCGGTGGTGTAACTGCTCCGATGGCGGGTGCGCTGGTGGGTGCCTCGACAGGGATTGTCCTTGCCGACCTGACTGAAGATGAGATTGCAGAAGGCGTATCATACATAGAAAGAAAATCTTTCTTTACAATTATTGAGGATTTGGTGGAGGTTGCAGGATGGGGTCTGATACTGTTTTTTGTGGGGCCGATAATTCTGGGATGGATTCTGCCTGGACCGTTGGAAAGAAAGAAAAAGAACTAGTCATCGTAGAATGGCGTGACATTATAGCAACTTCTGGGTGGGAGCAAGAACCAACTTGCCCCACCTTTTTTAATGTGGGTTGGCTGGTTAGACAGGACAGTGAGGTGATAGTTCTGGCAACGTGTAAAGACCCTGATGACTTTACAGGAGAGTCATCTGATCCCCCTCCTGTTTACTATGGGTTTCATGTTTTTCCTCGCGGTTGCGTTGTTTCCGTTTCTGTAGTTCAGCGTACTGGTACAGAGTAATACCCTCGTTCCTCTGAAATATCTCGCGCCATGTGCGCCACTCTCCGTCACGACACTGTATAGATTCGTGCTGATGCACCCAACAGTATCTTGCGAAGTGATACCTTCTCTGCTCGTCCCACTCCTTTTCCTGTTCTGGGCTTGGGTTTAGCAGTATAACTTCCTTCCATCTAGGACATAGTTCATTGGAAATCCTAACCTGTACTTTTTCTTCTTTGCTTTTAGCAGAAATTCTTCTCTATAAATCTCCCCTATAAATTCAACCTCTGAGAAATTATCCTCGTCTACCCTCATAAGGGCGTACTTCAATGGTTGATTTTCTTTTTTTTCTACCTCTCTCTGGGTAATCTTTAGGTCAATGTCTGGCCCTTTCCAAGTAGATGTCTTTACTTCTACGTTCCCAACATCACCAGTGTTATCATCGCCTTTAGAATATATCTCTTTGTTTACTTCTCCACCCCGCATCTTTGCGTAGGCAATTTCACCAAGCATCCCAAGAAAGTGTGGTTTATATCTTGGGTCGCCAATAAATTTGGCAAGTTTTGATTCTGCGGCGCTTGTCATTTTGGGGCCAGTGTCCCTAACACTAACGTGTTTTGCCTCATGCCTTTGTGATGCCAGGTCTAGCGCCTCTTTCAGTTCAGACTTATTTAGTTTTATTTTCATTTACCCACTCCAGTATGCACTCATCCAACTCCTCTTTAGTTTTAAAGTATCTGTTATCAACGTGCATATAAGTTAGTTTGTCATCGCTTGCCAGAAAGCACCACCCTTTAGGATGATTTGACCTTTCTACTCTGATGTTTGATCCGGGTATTCTACCGAAGTTGAACCCGCTACCTCTGCCCCACTCAATGGACATCTGGGCCTTTCAACTCTGGACTAAAGCCAATCACATTACCTCCAATGTCCTGACGTAACATACGCTTTAACGCTCTCCACATATACTCATGCCCTGCATACTCTGATTGTTGAGCGCACCCTTCAAGCAAGTCTTCCATCTCATCATTGTCAAACAGTTCGTGATTCATTCCGTCTGTCATCAGTTCTAATGCTGAGTCAAAGTGGAATATAATCATTGTGGGTATACTCATTTAATTTTTTTCATCCTTTGATACAGTGTCTTTGCGGCCATAAATGCTTGAAAATTCTCATCTATTTCTGTTGATCTGACGGCTTCAAACTTTCCCGTTTCTTTGTCGCATCTAAGTATGTAAGTCGCATCCACTGGCTTTCCGTGTATATCTTCGATGGCTTTGGCGTATGCCGCCACCTGTAGATGATATTCAGGATAAACTCTTTTGCTTGTCTTCCAATCGATAACACAATATTCTCCATTGATAACAGCACGAGCATCAACCGTTCCTGCATACTTGTATTTTCTATGAAAGATTTTCTCTTCGGATGATAACCAATCAACTACATTCTCTCCTACCCAACCCTGGAAAGCGCGAATAGCATTGACCGCCTCTTCCTGTTGCGGCATCATAGGTATCTCACCGCCATCTATCTTCCAGTTAATCGCACCCTCAACCCACTCATGGGTAAGACTGCCTATGTTCAGCGCGTCACGAGACTTGCTTCGATAGGCAGACTTCATACCCTTGAGCAGAGGCTCTAAAGCCATGCGTGATTTGTAGACACTGGTCTTTTTAGATGAGGCATCCTCGTCGTAGAAAAAGTTTTTCTCCAGCCAATCGGCTCCAACCTTCAATGCCCACGGTACAAGAGCAGGCTTTGAGATTATGTCCAGAATCTTTGTAGCATTTGGAATAACCTCATCGCCCACCTTGTACGAATGGAGTTTCTCGTCGAACAACATCTCGACTACATCCCCATCGTGGTACTCAATCTTCATTAGAAGGGTACGGGTGCTGATCGACTAGAAGATTTACCAGAACCATTGCTTGCCATAGGTTCTTCGATACGCCCAGAGAACCGCAGTTTGCCAGATTCTTTTGCCCACAACGACACGCGCATCTTTACGCCATCAACCAGGGCGTAGCCCGTGATGTCAGGTCGCGCATCATTACCCTCTTTGTCATTGATAAACAAAGATACATCACCATCTTTCTCTTGATAATCGCTCATTACTATTCCTATATTAAGTTGTTGTGTAGTCTTCGGTTTGCTTGCTCTGTACGCCACACCTCGATGCGTAGTTCTAACTGCTTGAGTTCCCACCTCAGACGCTCTTCGTTTTCAATTGCAACCGCCACACCCTCGATAGTCTTGGTGACTTCTGGTTGAATTGAAACCCAATTCTCCTTGTCTGCTACGGTCTTGCCTACAGCCTTGCCGAACAGCATGGAGCGTTGAGTCTTTTTAAACTCCGTCAGTTGATACGTTTCGGCTTTAGCCTTCGCATACTGCGGAGCAATCTCTTCTATCTTGTCCAGATATTCTTCTACCATTTGATCCATCGTTTTCATATCTCAATTATACCCTGATTAAACGCTTCGTTCAATGTACGCAGGATAAAGTTTTCTTGCCAGTCCATGAACGCCGCATCTCCTGAGTGCATCTGCGTGTGGCATTGGAAACACAGCGGCATGGTTAACCAATCACTAGCCTTGTAACCCATGCCACCTGACAATGGCGCGGCTCTTCCCTTTAAATGGTGGGCTACCACCGTACCATCCCTCACCTCACAACCAATACACGGCAGGGTGGCAACCCACTCAAGATAAGCCTTACTCTGTATCCGCTTTGACATAAAAGGTCTGGTAGTCTAAATACTCCCGATCTACAAGGTCATCAAAGTCCTCGGAATCGTAAAATGACCGCTGTTTGCAAAGATCGATATGGTGTGCGCCATCAATACCTTTATTTACCATACACATGGCTCCGCGCTTGGTCTTGGCGAAATCGACATGGAAGATGTTGTCGTTTTCGTCGTAACACTCTATTCGCCACTCTGTTTCCTGCCTTATCATAGTTTTTGTCCTCTACTCTGTATCTGCTTTTACATACTCATCAATCAGTATATTAGCATAGTGAACTATCTTTGTCAAGTCTTCTATCGGAGTTCCCTTCTTGTCGTAGCGGGAAGCATACTTAATTATATTTCCCGCACAGAAATTGAGATTATTCCGCATGATGTACTCGATAGGCTCCACTTCCATCTTGTAATGATTAGGCGTTATATTGCGCATCTTTTGTTTCGTATTCATACTGAATTGCAATAGCATCTTCAACTAACTTAGTTATAGATGGCCTTAATGATTCAATACCATTTTTAGAATAATTGCTATCAGAACATATTCCATCTAAATGCAAATCATTAATTGTTTCCTCTTCGATAAACTCCATAACTTTTTTTGTTAAATTCTCTGAGATTAATTTTGTATTGTAATACCCAAAGAATAATAGTTTATTTATATCGTTCATATACCACAAACTCCTGAGAGACATTGCTCTTCACTGTTGTCTTCAAACACTACACCTTTTTTGTTGATGGCTTCTTCCCAAGGGCATGGTGTCAACGGCTGACCACCTCTTGAACCATCAGGGTACAACGTCAGACCACGCAACCCATGTGCATACTTCTTAATAATATTGCTGAAGTTTGGCACAAGTGTTTCGTTGTTTAACTCTGATCCCCAAGCAGGTAAGTTTACAGTAGAACTAATAGCATGGTCAACATACTTCTGTAGTTCATACTGGAACTTGATACGTTTCTCTGGATCGCTGGCTAATGTGATAGATGATTCAATCTCATCCATCTGTGCATTAGTTAGTCCGTATCTTTCTTGGAGTTCAACGGCGATAGTTTCCACGTGACACTGATTGAGCCATCGCTTGCTACCTGATAGGTAACGTCGGCGGTATGAGACTGCGAATATCGGCTCCACTCCACTAGTCGTTCCCGCAAGGATGCTAATGGTTCCTGTTGGAGCAATTGCTCTATACCCTTTAGGCTTGGAAAGAAAAAGTCTTTCACAATGTTTGTTAGCGGATCGTTCTGATTCATCTTTAAATACTTTCATCCATTGTTTAAGTTCATCTACCATCTCATATTTGTATCCACGTTTAAGCAACCATTCGTGCATACCCATGAGTCCCAACCCTAGCCTGCTGTTCTGCCTGCGTGTTTCATATACCTTTTCGTAAGGTAAATGTGCGCGTTGTAAACCACATACTAGGAACTTTGAGGCGAGACCAACGACTTCACGGAATCGCTCAATCGTTTCAATGTTCGCCATGTTAATGCTACCAAGATTACATACGTCACTGTCATCCTCAGACGTAATTTCAGTACAAGCATTTCTAAGCGTTTCATTTTGTTTATCTCCAAAGTTAAACGAGAACCCAGGCTCACCTGTCATCATTGCTTGCCGTACATTTTCCTCAAAGATAGGATGATCCATATTCTTTAACCACTCATCGTCGTAGTTAAGACTGATGTTCATCATATCTAACGGTGCTGGAAAGTTAAAGTCATTACGCTTCGCATCTGCCAATGTAAATGGTTTACCATCTTCAGTAAACGCACCCTGTATTACGATGTCATGCCAGTTCTTCATGCGAAGGAACTCATGCACATCATCGTGTTGCCAGTTAAGACTGCCATACATAGCAGACCTACGGCTACCACCCTGCATTACGTTACGTCCAATCTCATTAGTTGCTAACAAGAATGGGATAGGCCCACTGCTTACACCACCTGTCCTGCTTAGTGGTTTGCCAGACCCACGGAACTTGCTAACATCTACACCAATACCACCACCAGTCATCAAGCAAGAGCCTACACGTTTCCATAAGTCAGCCCACTCTTCACGAGTATCTTCCTCTGCCCTGTGTAAATAGCAGTTATTAAAAAACATGGCTGGTTTACCTGCGTAGTAGATATACCTACCGCCTGGCATGAACTCTTGATTGTTAATTATGTTGTACGTTTCTTCAAGGTCATCAATCTCCATGATACGATTGACTTTGTTGTTAGCCGTACCGCATACACTATTGACAATGGCTCGTGACTTCTCAGCCCACGTTTCGTATTGATTGCTTGCATACTTGTGTTTGAAGATTGTCTCTCCTAACTCAGTTTTAAATTTCATAGGCTTGCCTCGTACTCCTTTCTCCACTTGTCAATTTCTTTGCCATACCGTTCAGTCATGAGTTTCATATATCCCTCGGGTGTAGCCCACGGTGCTGGATTACGGTTATTATCAAATGATCCCGGATAGTAGAGATAGCGCCCAATACCCCACAGGACACCGGCTCTCTTCAAGGCATCACTAATACCTCCTTTGTCGCCTTCAATGTCAGTGTCACCTGCACCATCAGACTTGGTAACCCACTTGTCTCCGATTCTGCACGACAGTTTACAGATCATTCTGCCACCCAGATTTTCGTAGTGCGTCTGCCAACCGTCGATGTCGAACACCTCATCAAGTCGGTTCATTACATCCCGCGCATCAATGTACACCAAGTCTTTACCACCCTTGTAACCCTTGCGCCATTTGTGCTGCTTGAAGGGTTTCTTGAGTGCTATCTCTATGTATTTCATTAGTCCTCCTTTACTAAGGTTTCGTGATAACTACCATCATCATCGTACCACCCATGATACTTGCTTTCCACAAGTTTCTTGCGCCGAATAACAAACGGTTTATCTTTGGTTCCTTCTCCTTCAATCATCTCGTTGCTGTAGTTAAGGTACTTCATAGGCGAAAACAACTCGTCAATTAATGCTCTAGGTCTGTTCATTTTTAAGTCCTATAAAATGCTCAGCATCCACCACTGCCAAAGCCTTGTGTCGATTACGTTTTACAATCAGCAAAGGTTGGTGGCCCTTCGCATTTGCTTCTGCCTGCTCCCAAGCCTTCCACAAATTCAATCTCTCCACATTCTTGCACTCTATGCTGTATGGAAATATAGCTCTAGCGCGTGGAGAAAGTAATACATCTTCTCCACCTGCTCCCATGCTAGTTGATCTAACATCGTCATCCTCTAGGTCAAAGGTATCAATTAATAGACATCTGACCCACTGCTGTAGTCTTCTTCCCTTTTGCTTGCCTGATGATGTTTTCATTTATCTTATCCGTTAGACCCGCCTCCTCAAGTGATCCCGCTATGCCACCCTTCGGCGGTGTGGGAAGAATACTCTTCGGATGCAGACCCTTATTGTAATAGTTAAGCGATGCAAAGTCCAACTTTAAATCTAAGTCTTTCTCCGCTCCGTCAAAATGCCTGGCTTTACAAAGACTTAGGTACGCTTGTACATCTGGATCATCATAAACCCTACCCAGAATAATCACATTGTCCACCCTGTTTGTGATGTCAGCAGACCCCGCGACACTCCACTTATCCAACCTATCCTTGACGCTGTTGCCCTTACGCGCATGGGCAACCAGAATAATATGGATACCCAAGTGCCTAGCAGAGTTAGCAAGTGCCTGTATCACCTGCTTCTGTCCATTCCAATCGTCGCTGTTCAAACTCATAGTCATCAGCGAATCAATCAGCACCATCTCTATCCCCAAGTTATCCACCGCGTACCGCAGTACAGATACCAGTGCGCGTGGTGTGATGGTTCCATGCTGATCGTAGAACCAGAGTTTATCCTTCGCCCAATAGGTAAACTGCAAGCCTGCGTCTATGTCTGGTTTGTTTTGTAGTGATGCCTGCCTCCACATCCTTGCCAACTGTGACTTGGGTGACATCTCAAGCGATACCGACAGACACTTCCTACCCTGATCCATAGCAGACAGTAGCACCTGAGATGCAAAGAGACTCTTGCCTGCTCCGTTGATACCTGCTAGTAGGGTTATCTCCTCTGATCTCAAGCGGAATAGATCATCAAACTCGGTAAAGGGTAACTTAACTCCAGACAGATGCTCGTCCAGATTAAAATAATCAAAAGTCTCTTGAGTAAAGTCATTTGATGGGCGTATTTTTCTTTCAACATCGGTAAGGTTCTCATATTTTTTTAGGTCTTTCTCTGTGATTTCCATATTATTGATCCGTATCTCCACCTACCACCGTGTCGGTAGTACTGGTCGAATGGTTTCTCGCCAGGATTGTAGAACTTGCTCCAGTCCTGACCTTTAATTGCTTTGATTGCAGACATTGATTGAACCCTTCTTGGGTTGTTCTCAGTATTTCCCATGAACTTCTGATGAACTTTTCCGCAAGCGGATTGCAGTGCTGAATAAATTTCCCACGCCTCAACCACCATTTCATCGGTAGATTTTCTTGATCTAGTGATTATATTCATGCACTTCAGTGCCGTGTTCATAAGCACATCTATCTCTACCTCCGAATGGCGACGGAGTTCCGTCACCATCCTTTTGGGTAGATTCTTCAGTCTTTTAAACGCTCTCTTCTCAAGCATCCCACTGTCTACGCTTATCCATCTCTTCGTAATTCATTCTGTCTCTTTCCTGTAGCAAGAACAAACCCTTATTAATAATCTCATCCAACTGTTTCTCAGTTATGATGACCCCATTACCGTTGATCTCCAGAATAATCTCGTCGATACCTGACTCGTAAAGGTCAACAGAATCAACTGGTTCCGACAACATTTCATCAAGTTTTGACTCCGCTAGGCGGTCAATCTCCTCGTCAAAGTCTGAGTCGTAGTATGTTTTCATCTTATTCCCCGTATGTTGCGTGGTAAAAGTCCTGCACGTTCTCAAATGTAACGTTCTTCTGTAACACTTTAGTGTAGATATCAATCTGCTCTTGCGAGAAGTGCCTATACAGTGGCGCAGTCATCGCGTTAATCAACTCACCCTCGATATCATCATAGTTGTCATCGCACAAACCAAGAAATCTATTTAGTCCACTCATTTTTATTCTCCTGTTTTTTCATATTGTAACCCAACTAGGTATTGGTCGTCCAGTCCATCTCGGGATCAGCGGTTTTTCACGCGCCATCCATTCCGCATACTTGAAGTTTAGATAGTTCTTGTACGCCTCCTCCGCGTCTGACTGCTTGAACTCTTCAGGCATACACTGAGGGAATGGTGTGACTTCATCGCTCATGTCGATGCCTGCTGGTAGGTTTGACAGGATGGTCAGAAGTCTACCGCTTTTGTGCTGTGTGCCAAATCGAAACAGTTTCTCCTCCAACAGATTCTGGAAGTGTCTCAACGCCCACCTATAATTTCCCGCTGTCGCCCTGATCCAGATGGAACATGGGTGGTTGCGGTGCGTCGGTCTGTACATCCCCTCAACCGCTGAACCTAACTCATGGTGTGCAGTGCAAAGCATCTGACACTGCTCCAGCGGAAACTTTACAGCGTGTTGGTCGCATTGGTCAGCGACTGGTATTATGTTTTGGTTCATTGCTTATCCTCTTAACTCTCCTCATTTAATTCCGCTTAGGGAATGTTGAGAGAATTTTTGATGTTATCCATTGCCTCACATATAACAGACCATTCGTCTTCTGTCCAATCCTTGCTTTCAAGCGCACCCCATACTGCCTGCATATCCTCAAGCAAAAGAGCGCCTGAGAATTCATTTAAAACGTCAGCATATTTCATAAAAAAATACCTTGCTTAGTGGATTTGCGCCAATTAGATCAGACAACAACGATATCCAAAACACAGTATTTTTTATGACGGCATAAGCTATCTTTATACAGCCTGGCTTTCCCTTATAAATCAATGACTTAACCCCTAATCCATTATATATATAGGAAGTTTTTTTGAGTGGGTCAAGACTCTTTAACTATCAGGCGATCCGTCCTGACATCTTGCCGAAAGCGGACACTAGCAGAGGGGTTTGACTGGCAACCCGACCCCGAGAACGTACCCCGCAACATTCGCGGGTTGATGTACCAAAATAGGTTTAAGTGATATTAAATTTAGATCACCGCGCTCACATGCCGCGTGTACTGCATGTCCCTGACAATATCTGCTAGTCAGTTCTCGATCCCCCTATCACATAGGGGTTGCCTAGCAGTTTATCTAAATTCCATGCACCAAAATAGTGCAAGCTTTATGAGTAGCGACAGAGAAACCAGAGCGAGGCGGCGTGAGCATGAACGCCTGACCAAAAATAAAAAAACCCCGCGCCACAATCCAACACCCTACAAGCGGAAATCTAAGGCGGTCAGGGGCGAAATAAACCGCGCCCTACTGGATACCCTGCCCTGATTCTAGCGTTTAATCTAGGGCATCTGGGATGCGTTACAAGACAAAAAGAAAAACCCCGCAAAAAGCGGGGTCTAAACTGATTGCATGGTTTGGTAGTCGTTACTTTAACTCTCTCAGGAATTCCAGTATATGCGTTGGGACTTCCTCGTATAACCACGCAGATCCGAACCTGTAACCGCACTCATCGCAAGGTTTAGAAAGCAACCCTTCGGGATGCTCTTTTTGCGTAACCCACATGGCGTTTTTAGTCTCTTTTCCTTTGTAGGTCTTGACCTCAAGCGGTTTTTTGGAATCCCATTTTTTCTGATGTTCGCAGTGTGGGCGCATATCGTTAAGATGCCATCTGCCCCAAACTTGCATTAGGCGGAGAGCGTCGGGGATTCTTTCTTTCTCGATGTGATCTTTATCGATGGCGTATCCGATCTCATCTACGCATTGCCCGCCAAAATCGACACCTTCACCGCAGATAGACAATCTACCGTCGCTGTATTCTATGTCTACTCTCAAATGACCGTAGTCGATTGAGTTTCGAAAGTTCATTTTTTTGATCCTGTTTAGGTTGTCCAAGAACGCCTCACGGCGTTTTCGACCATTGAGGTCTCGTCAGTTGGACTTGATCGCTGATCTTACTTCGTCTTCAAAAACTACTAGAGCGCCTTCTAACTTGTCAAATAGTTGGTTAATCTTTAACTGTCTGTCTGTTTCAAATTCAGTATCCCAAACCGCCTTTTGAAGCTCTTCATAAAGC